AGCGGCCAGGGCATCCAAGACCTGAGGTCAATCACGGCGTTTGTAAAGAAGGGCAAAATGCTGCGGAGACTGACGGCTAGCGGTTCATACCCTTCGACGCCTGACGGTTCAAGTAGCTACGCCCCAGACATCTTCCTCGACACAATCCTTGATAGCGTCAACGGCATCGGTAGATACGCCCGCATCGAGGGCATCGACCTTCCGGCGCTGGGCTTGGCGAAGCAGTTCTGCGTCGCAAACAACTTCTACATGGATTGCGTGATCGCAGATCGCACACCATGGCGCCCGTTCTGGTCAGAGGTTGCCCTGTACAGCCTGCTTGAGTTTGGCCGCATCGGTGGCAAAGAGACGCTGGTTCCGGCCGTTCCATGCACCGCAGCCGGCCAAATCACTCGGAGCGTGTCAATCACTGCGTTGTTTAACCAAGGCAACATTATTGAAGACAGCTATAAAGAGGAATTTCTTGACTACGGCGCCGATACACAAGATCTGATCGCCACCATTGTGTACCGCGACACTCAGGCGGATGAAGACTTCCCCCGTAACGTCAGCCTTGAGATCCGCCGCCAAGGCGCCACCGATGCCACCGCTGTACGTCAGACATTTGATCTGTCGCAGTACGTCACGAACCGCGCGCAGGCAATTGCCTTCGGCAAACTGGTTTGCAATCAACGGGCCTACATACGAAAAGCAATCGAATTCAGCACCTTCCCGACCGATAGCGTAATCAGCCCTGGTGCCTACATCTACGTGGCGATCGGCCGCAACGAGTGGGACAGGGTGAGCACCGGCGTCGTGGAGGCTGGTGGCGTGTTGAACACTCCGCTTAACTCCGCTGTGGCGGGCGGCAGCTATAGCGCCCTGCTCTACAGATCTGGCGATCCGGTCGTCAATCTCTCTGGCGTCAGCGTGTCAAATAACACATCGGCGCAGCTTGCTGGCTATGAAGGTTACGTCTTTGTTCTCGGCACTCCGATCAGCAGAAGGCGGGTGTTCCGCGTATCTGAAGTGCAAATGGATGAAGACGGCCAAATTAACGTGAAAGCCGTGGAGCATCCGTGCGTTGACAGTGGTGCCCAGACGCTTAGCCTGATTGCGGACTTCAGCGACAACCTGTTTGTCGTGCGCTAGCGTGTGCCCATCTAGGAGTTGAGCAATGGCGTTCTACACCGGTCGCAGTGGCTCTCTTGTCTACCTGGCGAAGCCGGTCGCCAAGATCCGCGACTGGTCGCTGGAAACCAGTGTCGAGCTGCTGAGCACCAATACGATCGACAGTGTCGTCAGCACCTTTACGCCTGGCGTCAAATCGGCCAGCGGGAGCGCCACGTTGCTGTACTACCGCCTTGAGGCGGGGGAGTCCTCCACTCGCACCCAGTTCACGGCGCTGTTGTCCAAGATCATGCACGCAGGCGCCATCACCGAGAGCGATCGGGTTCTGCTTGAGCTGAACGTAGGTGGCGATGCCGCTGATGACATCAGTTTCTACGCCTACATCACATCGGCGCAGGTGGCTGCCAGCACTGGCGAGCTGAGTGTCGTGCCGATTCAGTTCCAGGTCGATGGCGACTTTGTTGACATGGTGGTCTGATGACTTTCTTTCTCGGCAATCAAGGGAACGTCAAACTACGCCGTGGTTCGCAGTTTCAATATGGATCGCTGCAGGGCGAGATTAACCCAGACGATGTCAACACAAACCTCAACAGAATCGGCTTTGATGGAGCGATCGACAACCTCTTGACCGGCGACCGGATCGAGATCTCGACCACCGACCCTCGCAAGCTGGCATTCTTTTCAGGAGGCACATGGAGTGACAATACGGTCAGCGATGCCCTAAGCGCTTATGTCAATGTCAACGCTGCTGGCGGCTTGCGGTTCTTCAGGACGTTCGCTGACGCGGTGAACAACGTACGAGCAGCCGAGATCCTAGTCGAGCCCTTTGCTGGCGCGCCTATTCCCGTCAGTATCTTTGTCAGGGACACAACGTTTAACATTCTCGGCTGCATCCAAAGCTATGAGTTCAGCACTGATCGTGAAGCGATCGATATCACTGCATTGAGCGATAAATTTCGGCAGCAGTATTCCGCTGGCCTCATTAGTGGCTCTGGTCGCATTAGCTGCTCATTTAGCTACGAAACCAGTGGCGTTTCCGAGCCGGCGCTGCTGGTCATGCAGATTATCCAGCGCGTTGAAATCGGCAGCGCGTGCGATCTTGGTCTTTACCTCACAGATCAGGCAGTTGATGCCAGCGTTGAAACGGTCTTCTACGACCTCACAGCCGTGGTCACCAGAGCTGGCGTACAGGTTGGTGCTGGCGCTGCCATCGAATGCACGATTGACTTTGTGACCACCGGCGACATCCGTTTAGTGTTTGGCAGGCCATCGGACTACATCCTGAAGGAGGACACGGATCGGATCAACCTCGACCAGTCACTAGATTTCCTCCTGACGGAAGAGACGGACTAGCATGGTCACTAGCAAAGCCGTACAGGGAGACTGAGCCTTGGCCGACCAGAGGATCACTCAGCTCACAGCACTTCCAGCCGCCAGCGTTGCGGCCAACGACGTGCTGCCGATCTCGGACATCTCGGCAAGCGAGACCAAGAAGATCACAGTTCAGGACCTTGTTGATGCTGCAGTCGATCTCGCCAGCCCAAGCGCGATCGACATCTCAAAGATCGACCAAGCCAGCACCACCAAGCTCGGGACAGCCGCCTTGTCTGACGGTGCGGTCACGGCAGTCAAACTGGCTGCGGATAGCTCGATCGCAGTTGATACCACGACACCCGTCTCGTTCAACTTTGAAGGTCGCGGCTACTACAACAGTTCTACCGGCAACCTACAGGTCTTTAACGGATCCACCTATGGGCAGGTGGTCATGCCGACTGCCGGCATTGCGGATGGAGCTGTCACGACCGCCAAAATTGCCGATGGGTCGATCACCTCAGCCAAGCTGGCGGCTATCGGTACCTCCGCGATCACGGATGGCTCCGTCACGACCGCCAAACTGGCCGACAGCGCCGTCACGGCAGCAAAGATTGCAACGGATGCCGTCACGGCCGACGAGATCGCTGCTGGCGCCGTAGGAACGTCCGAGCTTGCCAGTGGCGCCGTCACCTACGCCAAGATCCAGGATGTCAGCGCGACTGATCGCCTACTTGGCCGCAGCACCGCCGGCGCCGGCACTGTCGAGGAAATCACCTGCACGTCAGCTGGGCGAGCACTGCTTGACGATGTTGATGCTGTCGCTCAGCGAACGACACTGGGTCTGGGGTCGCTCGCCACTGCGACCGGCACCTGGACAAACGGCTCCAGCTTCAGCGGCACCAGCTCCGGCACCAATACTGGCGACCAGACCATCACGCTGACTGGTGATGTCACTGGCACAGGAACCGGCAGTTTTGCGACCACGATCGCATCAAGTGCGGTCACCAGCGCCAAAATCGCACCCAATGCCGTCGGTACAACGGCTATCGCAGATGATGCAGTAACAGCAGCCAAGCTCGGGAATAACTCTGCTGCGATTGTCGCGGCTGCGACGCCATCGGGCACTGGCGATTTTACCGGCCAGCAATGGATCAACACCAACACAGGCATTGAGTACACCTGGACTGGTTCGGCTTGGCTGCGACAGGCATCGATCGGCACAATCAACGTCGTTGACTCAACACCAGTCAACCTTGCAATCAGTTACCCGGACGCATACAGCGCCACTATCACCGCGACATCCGATGCGCAGGCGGCAAACAGCGTATGGGCGGGGCCAACATCTGGAGCCAATGCCGCTCCGACGTTTCGCACACTGACGCCAACCGATCTACCAAATGCGACCGCCAGTACAAAAGGCATCATTGAGCCTGGAACTGGCCTGTCGGTAAGCAGTGGAACACTCAACCACTCCAACACCGTTACCGGCGCAACGGTCTCTGGCATCACGTTTGACGGCCAAGGTCACATCACCGCAGCCGCGGCTCTGGCGCCAAGCGACATCCCGGCGCTGGATGCCAGCAAGATCACATCCGGCACCATCGGCACCAGCTTGATCGCCAATGATGCGGTCACAGCTGCCAAGTTGGCCAACTATTCAACGGCGCAGATTGGCGAGGCTTTGCCTACTGCCGATTACATCGGTCAGATTTTTCTCAACCCGCTTGACAAAGCTTTCTTCCTTTGGGACGGCAACGTCTGGCAGCCGATCGGCATCTCGGCCGGCTCCGTGGTATTTGCCGGCACCTACAACGCCACAACCAATCTGATTGCGACAACTACTAGCGAGGGTGCAGCAATCGGCTTAACAGTCGGTCAAGCGCTCCCAGCGGCTAGCGCAACCAACTTGGGTTACTACGTCGTTGTTTCAATCGGTGGCACGGGTACCGCACCAGCGCCGACCGTTGCATTGGCGCCTCCCGATTTGCTTTTATCAAATGGCGCTAATTGGGTTGAAATCGACGTTTCAAGCACTTACACGTCGCAAACAGCAACCAATGTCGGATTTACACCGGCTGGCGACCTTTCCAGCATGAACGTACAGACAGCGCTGGAAGAGGTTTCAACTGAGTGCCGCAATGCCACCAACATCAGCAGCGGCACTTTAGCTGTTGCTCGTGGTGGCACTGGCGTCGTCACTTACACCAAGGGCGACCTACTGGCGGCCTCGGCCTCGACAACGCTGACCAAGCTGGGCGTCGGCACCAACGGTCAAGTGCTTCGCGCCAACAGCGCCACAGCCACCGGCCTTGAGTGGGGCAGCGTCGGCGCAGGCACTGTCACCAGCGTTACCGGCACAGCACCGATCCAAGTCGCTACCGGTACGACAACACCCGCCATCAGCGTTGACGCTGCAACCACATCGGCTGCCGGCGTGGTACAGCTATCCGATTCAACGAGCACCACTAGCAGCACCCTCGCGGCTACCGCCACAGCGGTTAAGTCTGCTTACGACCTTGCCAACAATGCGTTGCCCAAGGCTGGCGGCATCCTGACTGGCAACCTGCAGCTCGATACTGGTATCGCCATCATCTTTGAAGGCGCCACCGCCGATGCCTTTGAAACGACACTGACAGTCGCGGATCCGACTGCCGACAACACCATCACGCTACCGAACAAGACCGGAACGGTGGCTGTGCTGACGGATCTTAACGATGGCACCTATTAAAGGAGCTAGTCTGTGACAATCAATTCCGGCTCTAGGGAGCGTTAAGGAATGGCACTGCAGCACCTGCGGAGCAGCACGCTCGACAAGCGCCCGGTTCCTGGTTCGATGTCCGATGGCCAGCTGGCCATGAACACGAACCTCACCAGTCCCGGCTTGTTCTTCAAAGACAGCAATGGCGATCTGGTCAAGGTCGGTCCAGTGCACGTTGGCACTACTGCTCCAAACGTCTCGCCAGCCGTCGGTGGCCAGACAGGCAATAGCAAGGGCGAAGTCTGGCTCGATACCACAGGTGGCGGCTATGTACTGAAAATCTACGACGGCACCGCCTGGCGTTCTGAGGACGGACTGTTCGTCAATGCAGCTGGCGACACGATGACAGGTCCGTTGGTTATGGATAACCAAGGACAAGTCAGATTTAGAGAAACAACTGCAAACGGCGTAAATTATATTGCCCTACAGGCGCCTGCATCTGTTGCATCAGACAAAACTATTACGCTTCCGGACATTACTGGAACCGTAGTAACAACCGGCGACACCGGCAGCGTTACGAGCACAATGCTTGCCGATGGCACGATCGTCGATGCCGACATCAGCGCCACCGCAGAGATTGCGGTCAGCAAGTTAGCAGACGGCGCTGCGCGACAGCTGCTTCAGACTGACGCGGCCGGCACTGGTGTTGAGTGGGCGTCAAACATTGATATCCCCGGCACGCTAGATGTCACCGGCGCAGCCGTATTTGACAGCACAATTACCGCAGTCGGCAACGTCACCCTTAACGCTCAGGCTGACCTGCGATTTGCTGATGCAGACAGCAGCAACTGGGTTGCATTCCAAGCGCCCACGACTGTCGCATCTAATGTGACCTGGACGCTGCCGGCTGCTGACGGCTCAGCAAACCAGGTTTTGCAGACGAATGGAACCGGCACGCTGTCGTGGGCAACTGTAAGCGGCGGCGGTGGCGACGTATTCCTCTCCAGCGCAAACGCTTTTACTGGTGCCAATACCTTCTACAACGGCACCGGCCAAACATTTGGCACAGCTACCAGCACACAGGACGGCATTGTTCTTGCTGGACGGGCCGGCGGTACAACCAGCCTGCGTGTAACCCTTCAGCCAGGCACGCTAACCGCTTCACGGACACTGACACTGCCAAACGTCACTGGTACCGTCGTAACCACTGGCGATACCGGTAGTGTTACAAGTTCAATGATTGCCGATGGCACTATTGCCGATGGCGACATCAACGCCAGCGCAGCTATTGCTTATAGCAAGCTGGCTTCAATGACAGGCGGTTCTGTGCTGCTAGGCAATGCCAGCAACGTGCCAACTGTAACAGCGCTAACGGGTGATGTGACAGTTAGCAATGCTGGCGTAACCGCGATTGGAACTGGCGTCGTAGTTAATGCTGACATCAATGCAAGTGCGGCCATTGCCTACAGCAAACTAGCTTCGATGACAGCTGGTTCCGTGCTGCTAGGTAATGCTAGCAACGTACCGACCGTAACAGCGCTAACAGGTGACGTAACAGTCAGTAATACTGGTGTAACTGCTATCGGTTCGGGTGTAATTGTCAATGCTGATATTAACGCATCAGCAGCGATAGCCGGAACAAAAATTGCTCCAGATTTTGGCAGTCAAGATATTATTACAACAGGCACTATTCAAGGCACCCCGGAACGAGCCACAGCTGTAACGGTTGGTGCCGCTACTTCTACCATTTCCATTGGCTCTATTCCATCTTGGGCCAAAAGAATTACTCTTATGTTTGATGCTCTCAGCTGCTCAGGCGCTGATGAATTTGGAATTAGAGTCGGTACATCTGGCGGTTTTGTTGCAACAGGTTATTCAGGGGGTGTCTTCAGGATTCAGGATGCCGGTACAGCTAGCGTAAATACATTTACAACACACTTTTCGATGGTATTTGCAGGCGGTAACGCAGCCACAACTGTTTATTCAGGACACCTTACGCTTTCCAATTTGACAGGAAATACATGGGTGATAGGTGGAACATTTAGTCCAACTGCAACAAGCGCTAATGCCAGGATGGGCTTCCTAAACGGTTCCATTTCACTAGCGAGCGCTCTGACTCAAGTCCAACTTATTGATCTTACCAGCACTTTTGATGCTGGTACATTCAATATCATGTACGAAGGTTGATTTTCACCCATGGCAACAAAATCCAAAGTCGGCACCGCTCGCGTCGAGCACCAGCCCGGTCCACCGAAGACCACGAGCCAGGGGTACGGCCAAAACAGCCGGCCCCGACGTCGCGGCCGCAAGCCCCTCAGAGGGCAGGGCCGGTAGTGGACGCCCAAACCCGCGACAATTGGCGACGCATCAAGGATGCGCTGGAGGCTGCGGGGAAGACCGATAATCACTACTACCGCCGGGCACTTGCCATCCTGGCCACTGGCCGCGATCCTTTCGACAGCGAGCTGCCTCGGTAGCATCGTTCAGTCGAAGGAAGAGGCATGGAGCGCGAGGTGTCACACAATGACATCTACCGTGAGCTCGGTGAGCTCAAGGGCATGATGTCTGCCCTCATCCTTCACCGGGAGAGGGACAACGACGATAAAAAGGAAATTTTCAAGCGCATCGGCCTGCTTGAGACGCGGATGGGTCAGGTGGTCATCTTGGCCGTTGTCGCCAGTCTGGTGCTGCCGCCCGTGTTCTCGTTCGTTGGCCAGCATTTCCAGCTCAATCTTCGCCCCACTGCTGCGGTCGTGAGCGGCAAGCAGGGCTAACCTTGGAGAAACCTCATGGTTCCCGGCATGGATCCCACCACCGTCGCTATCATCGCCATCGCAGTCGCTGCCCTGTCTGAGGCCATCGCCATCAGCCCGCTGCGCGCCAACAGCATCATTCAGCTGATCCTCCAGTTCCTGCGCCTGGCTTTCCCAAAGCGCTGACGATCGGCCCAAGACTCGATCGCGCTATCGAGGACTGGCATGCAACCCAGCCACCCAGCATGCCAGACCCGGTGATCGAGCATCATCCGATCGACGAGGAGCTGCAGACCGGCGATAGCCGGCTGCTTGGTGGTGCAATGGAAATCAAGTCGCCTTGGAGCCGAGAGTGACCAATACCGCCTCGATCACGCTGCAGCAGCTGTTTCGGTACTACAAGGCCCTGCCCCATCAGGCTGCGGCAATCGCTGAGCTGGAAGCTGACCTGCGTCAGAACGGCTACGAGGACGCCATGCGCCGCGATCGGCCGTGGTTCCAGGCCTGGAGCCAGGACGGCAAGCAGGTGGATCTGGCGCCTGCGCTGGCCATCATCAAAGAATTCGAGGGCTGCCGCCTGTCGGCCTATCCAGACCCCGCCTCCGGCGATGATCCCTGGACGATCGGCTACGGCACCACCCGCTACAGCGATGGCCGGCCGGTCAAGCGCGGCGACAAGATCAACGTGATCGAGGCTGACCTGCTGCTCCGGCAGGAGATCGATCGCATCTGTCAGAAACTCGCAGGCACCATCCCCGGCTGGAACGAGCTGGGCGATAACCAGAAGTCATCGCTCGTCTCCTTTGCCTACAACTTGGGTGATGGTTTCTACGGTGGCGCCAACTTCAACACCATCACCAAGGCCCTGCGCGAAAAACGCTGGCACGATGTGCCCGGCGCCATGATGCTCTACCGCAATCCCGGTACAAACGTAGAAGCCGGCCTTAAGCGCCGCAGGAAAGCCGAGGGCGATCTCTGGCTTAAGGACATGCCCGACATGCCCGGACTTCAAACGTTCGACGCCGTGAAGCTGAACGTGCCCTACTTCAGCCAGCGGGACAACAAGTCTGGTCAGGGTTACCGCGAGTGCTTCAGCTCCAGCTGCGCGATGGTCTCGGCGTACTTCGGCAAGGTCAAAACCGACGACCAGTACAACGCCATCCGTGCCAAGTACGGCGACACCACCGAGGCCAACGCTCAGGTCCGGGCGCTCACCGAGCTGGGCCTCAAGGCGCAGTTCCTGATGAGCGGCACCGCAGCGATCCTTGAGCGCGAGATCCGCGCCGGCAGGCCCGTGGCAGTCGGCTGGCTGCATCACGGCACTGCAGCGGCGCCTTCGGGTGGCGGGCATTGGAGCGTAGTCATCGGGTTCGACAAAGAGTCCTTCTTGCTGAACGATCCCTACGGCGAGGCCGACGTCGTCAACGGCGGCTATGTCAACACCAGTGGCGCCGGCGTGCGCTACTCGCGCAAGAACTGGCAGCGCCGGTGGGAAGCAGAGGGTCCGGGCAGCGGCTGGATGATGCTGGTGACGAAGTGACGAATTGCGACTGAATCGAACTGCGCGACTGGGTCGGGGTAACTTGGGGCATCCATCGCTTGGCGCGTGTGCTGCTTCACGACAGAGAGATCCGCCGGCTTTGCGAGCAAGAGAGGATGATCGTTCCATTCGACCTTGAGCAGCTCAACCCGGCCAGCTATGACCTGCTGCTGGGCAACGAGATCATGATCGAATCCGCCGTCAGCGATGATCTGGTGCGGGTCGACATCAGCGAATACTGCCAGGAAGATCCCTACTACCTGCGCCCCGGCCAGTGGATCCTCGCGGAGACCTGGGAGACGTTCAACATGCCCAACGACGTAGCTGGATTATTTGTGCTTAAATCAAGTAGAGCACGTGAAGGATTTGAACATTCTCATGCTGGACTGGCCGACCCAGAATGGTACGGATCCAAGCTTACGCTTGAACTAACAAATGCTCGCCAACTACGCTCCTTGCGTCTGTGGCCTGGCATGAAAATTGGTCAAATGGTGTTTGTCTTGACTGCGGGAGTGCCGGATATTTCTTACGCCCAGTGCGGTCATTACAACATGAACGATCGAGTGATGCCGTCATGGGAAGCTTGATTGACCCCCGCTTCCGCGTCGAAGCTCTGAATTGGACGCTGGCGCCACAGCAGCTGGTCTGGCAGGCCA